GCGGCGCGGACACTATGGAAGTGGCAGGCCATGTCATCGACGCCATAGAGCAGTTCCAGCCGGCGCTGGTCTGCATCGACGAAGGCGGGCTAGGCGCAGGCGTCGTGGACAGGCTGAAGGAGCAGCGGTACAAGATACGCGGCGTGAACTTCGGCAACAAGGCCAAGAACCAGACGATGTGGGGTAACAAGCGTGCAGAGATGTGGGGCGCTATGCGTGACTGGCTCAGGACGGGCCACATCCCGACAGATAGGTTCCTGAAGACAGACCTCATCAGCCCGCGTACCAAGCCTGACAGCAGGGGTACGCTGTTCTTAGAAAGCAAGAAAGATATGAAGTCACGCGGGCTGGCCTCGCCAGACGCAGCAGACGCCATAGCAGTCACGTTCGCATTTCCTGTAGCATCTACTGATCCGCGTCTGACACGCGTTGACAAGCATCGCACAAGAGGCTATTCTCCCGCAGGAATTTCTACATCATGGATGGGCAGTTAATGGCTGACAAGAAGAAATCAGTGTCGCTATCCGTTGGCAGAGGCGAGAAACTGCCTGTGTCAAAGGGCGCGGGTCTGACAGCGTCTGGCAGAGCCAAGTATAATGCTGCTACAGGTAGTAACTTAAAGGCGCCTGCGCCCAGCCCGAAGACAAAAGCTGACGCAGGACGCAAAGCGTCATTTTGCGCGCGCATGGGTGCAGTAGCCGCTAAAGCAAAAGACGGCGAGCGTGCCAAAGCTAGTTTAAAAAGGTGGAAATGCCCATGAAACCCGGATTGTATGCAAACATCAACGCTAAAAAAGCCCGCATTGCTGCTGGCTCTGGCGAGAAAATGCGTAAGGTAGGCTCCAAGGGCGCCCCTACAGCAAAAGATTTCAAAGAAAGCGCCAAGACGGCCAAGCCAACTAAGAAGGGTAAGTAAATGCCAGCCAACAAATATACGCGCAGCCTGTACAAAACCGGCACTGTAGCGGCTGAAAAAGCTGCCATTGCTAACCGCGACCCAGCCCGCAAAGAAGCCGCTAAAGAGATCACAAAACGTGAAGGCACGACAAGCCCAGCCGGCGGACGCGCAGCACTATTGCGGATGGCCCCACCAAGCAAGCCAGCTAAAGCGCCAGCAGTTAAAATGCCTGCTAAACCGCAGATCATCCGCACTACTACGAACATGAAGCCAACACCAATGGGCAAAAAGCGTTAATCATGCCCCTTACTAAATCACCCAGCAAAGCTGCGTTTCGCAAGAACATCAAAGCAGAAGTAAATGCGGGTAAACCTGTGAAACAAGCGGTCGCTATCGCCTACAGCGTGAAACGCGCCGCCAGCAAAGGCAAGAAATAATTTATGGCCGACCCCACAGGCATTGAAGCGGCAGGCAAAGTCGCCAACGTAGGATCGAACGCGCCTAAGACAAAGCGCGACGATCACGATAAGATGGCTACCATGCGTAGCCGTCTTACGATGACGCAAGCTGCGTATTCAGACAGCCGTGAGGACGAACTAGACGATCTACGCTTTATGGCTGGCAGCCCTGACAACCAGTGGCAGTGGCCTGCTGACGTGTTGTCAACACGCGGCAGCGTACAAGGACAGGCAATCAACGCACGTCCATGCCTGACAATCAACAAGCTGCCACAGCACGTCCGTCAGGTAACAAACGAGCAGCGTCAAAACCGACCAAACGGTAAAGTAATACCCGCGGATGACAACGCTGACGTACAGGTAGCAGAGATATTCAACGGTGTGGTGCGCCACATTGAGTATATGTCAGATGCCGACGTTGCGTATGACACAGCCTGCGACAACCAAGTCACTTACGGCGAAGGTTACATCCGTCTGCTGACTGAGTATTGCAACGACGATACGTTCGACCAAGACATCAAGATTGGCCGCGTCCGTAACGCATTTAGCGTTTACATGGACCCCACTATTCAAGACCCATGCGGCTCGGATGCCGAATACTGCTTTATCACTGAAGATATACTAAAGTCAGAATATGAGCGTTTGTTTCCTGACGCATCGCCAATTAGCACATTATATAGCCAAGGCGTCGGCGATCAGGGCATTTCGTCGTGGTTACAAGAAGATACGATCCGCATCGCGGAGTATTTTTACAACGTTTACGACTCCGAAACGCTGCATCTGTACCCAAATAACCAGACTGCCAAGGCTAACTCGCCGGAAGACAAAGAACTTAAAAACATGTACGGCAAACCGCTTCGCACACGCAAAGTGGACCGAAAAAAAGTCATGTGGATGAAAACCAATGGCTTTGACATTCTTGATGAGCGCGAGTGGTCAGGCAAATATATCCCTGTCGTGCGCGTAATTGGCAACGAATGGGAAGTTGACGGACAGATATACATCTCTGGTCTTGTGCGTAATGCCAAAGACGCCCAGCGTATGTACAACTACTGGACCAGCCAAGAGGCAGAAATGCTTGCATTGGCGCCTAAAGCGCCATTTATCGGTTATGGCGGCCAATTTGAAGGTTACGAAAACCAATGGAAGACTGCCAACACGACCAACTGGCCGTATTTGGAAGTCAACCCAGACGTTACAGACGGCGCTGGAGGCGTTCTCCCGCTGCCTATGCGCGCACAGCCACCTTTACCACAAACAGGTCTGATACAGGCTAAAATGGGCGCTGGCGAGGACATCAAGGCCACAACCGGCCAGTATGATGCGTCGTTGGGCGAGCAAGGTAACGAACGGTCTGCAAAAGCTATCGTCGCACGCGAAAAGCAAGGTGATGTTGGCACGTATCACTATGTTGACAACCTTGCGCGGGCCATTCGCTACATTACGCGCCAAATCGTCGATATGATCCCTAAAATCTACGACACACAGCGCATCGCACGCATCATTGGTGCTGATGGCGAAGTTAGCATGGTCAAAATGGACCCGTCGCAGGAAGAAGCTGTTACGGAAGTGCGTGACGAAACTGGCGCGCTAATCGAAAAGATTTACAATCCCGGCATTGGTACATACGACGTTATGGTCACTACTGGCCCCGGATACATGACTAAGCGTCAAGAAGCACTCGACGCCATGAGCCAGATTTTGCAGTCTAACCCTTCGCTTTGGGCTGTAGCAGGCGATTTGTTTGTTAAAAACATGGATTGGCCCGGCGCGCAGGAAATGGCGGATCGGTTCCGTAAGATACTTGATCCCAAGGTACTGGCTACAGATGATGAGTCGCCTGAAATGGTTGCTGCACAGCAGCAAATGGAAGTCATGGCGCAAGAACTGAACCGCATGGTCGATATTATTGAAGGTGTGCAGGCAGACGTTGCAAAGCGCGAAGTAGACATCAAGGAATACAAGGCACAGGTAGACGCCTACGATGCAGAAACAAAACGCATCAGCGCGATGCAAGCGGGGATGACAGAAGAGCAAATTCAGGATATTGTCATGGGGACGATTGCAGGCGCATTGGATACAGGTGATTTGATTAGCGGATCACCCGAAATGCGTGAGCAACCTCAAATGATTGAAGAAATGCGTGCCCAACCTGAAATGACCGAAGAAATGCCTCTACAGCAACCAATGCAAGATACGGGCGGTATGCCTGAGATGCCACCTGAAGGAATGATGTAATGACCATAAGCCTCAAGCATACCTTTCAGTCTGCTAAAGTTGATGGCGCCGACGCAACGGTTGTCCAGCCATCCAACTGGAACCAAGAACACGTATTGACAGCGGCTGCGGGTAAAGTTCTTGGCCGTGATACGTCTGCTGCGGGTGTAGTTCAAGAACTGCCTATTTCCGTTACGTCTGCGGGCGATGTTACTATACCTAACAACTTTGCCGTCACAGGCACTACGACGCTTACCACCGCGCTTGGTGTTGCGTCGGGCGGCACCGGCGTAGCCACACTTACAGCTAACAACGTCCTAATCGGGAATGGTACGTCTGCTGTTTCGACTGTTGCGCCCGGCGCATCAGGTAACGTACTTGTCAGCAACGGTACATCGTGGGCGTCTTCAGCGGCAGCGGTGGCCTACCCGCAAAACATCCAATCAGCAAACTACACGCTGGTTATTAGTGACGCAGGCAAGCAGATATTTCACCCTGCGGCTGACACCACCCCACGCAAATACACTATCCCATCAAACGCCAGCGTCGCGTTTCCTATTGGCACGGTAGTATTGTTTACAGTAGAAAACAGCGGTACGTTTGTAACCGTAGCAATAAACAGTGATACACTTGTTTTTGGTGCGGGAACAACAGGGACGCTTGCAGTCGCCGCAAATAACACGCTCATGTGCATTAAAGTTACCGCAACCAAATGGATGGCAAACTATTTATACCAAACAGGCAGCGCGGCGGCGTCTGACTCTATTGCCGTAGCGCACAACACAACACCCTTTGTTTCTGCCTACCCGTTTAACGTCAGTACTGGTTTTGGTATTAAATATACCGACCCAGCTACACTGCCTACTGGCACCAGCTACGGCGTAGCCTTTAGTCTTGCTGGCGATGCTATTGCCGTAGCGCACGACACAACTCCTTTCGTCACTGCTTATCCTTGGAGCGGTTTAAGTTTTGGCACTAAATATACCAACCCAGCTACACTGCCTACTGGCCTTGGCTTTGAGGTAGCTTTTAGTGCTGCTAGTGACGCCATCGCTGTAGCGCACGACGTATCACCACGCATTTCTGCTTACCCTTTTAACGCCAGCACTGGCTTTGGTACCAAGTATACCAACCCAGCTACGGTGCCTACAGGCGCTGGCACTGGCGTAGCTTTCAGCCCCGCAGGGAATGCTATCGCCGTAGCGCACGACACATCACCCTTTGTCTCTGCCTACCCGTTTAACGTTAGCACTGGCTTTGGCACTAAATATACCAACCCAGCTACGCTGCCTACGGGCCAAGGCACAAATGTAGCTTTTAGTCCTGCGAGCGACGCCATAGCTGTATCGCACCTCGTATCACCTTTTGTTTCTGTATACCCGTGGAGTGTTGGTTCTGGCTTTGGTACTAAATACGCTAACCCAGCTACGCTGCCTGCTGGCATTTGCAACGGCGTAGCGTTCAGTCCTGCTGGCAATGTCATCGCCGTAGCGCACAACACAACACCTTTTATTTCTGCATACCCGTGGAGCGGTTCAAGTTTTGGCACTAAATACACTAACCCAGCTACACTGCCTGCTAGCGACGCCAACAACATAGCGTTCAGCCGCGGTGGTGATGCCATTGCCGTAGCGCACAACTTAACACCCTTTGTCGCCGCATACCCGTGGAGTGTTGGTTCTGGCTTTGGCACTAAATATACCAACCCAGCTACACTGCCTGCTGGCACTGGCAACGGCATAGCGTTTGGCATTTTTTAAACAGGACACTATATGATCTACACACAACTCAGCGATGAATACAAATACGACACACTCGCGGATGCGATGTATGCGCGTGAAGTTGAGTATTTTCATTACGACTTTGACCGTAAGAACTTTGAGCATCTGCTGGCAAACGCTACAGACAACGAGTTTGCGGCCAGCGTAGCAGAAAGACTTAACGACACTTGCAAGCAAATGGGTAATGTGGGCGCCATCATGACGGCGCTGAAAGCACAGATTGAAGACGAACAAGCATATGCAGACGCCGTCGTNCGTGTAACCGCCAAGCGGGAAGCAAAGGAAGCAGAATAATGTGGTATGTTCAAGCCCAAGGCGACACCTTCATACGCCACATCTTTGATGTCGAGCCGACGCAGTGGGACGCGGATAACTATTGCTATGCCCGCCGTTTGACTGACGAGCAAGTAACGCACTTTGGTGTTCACAAGAAGCAGATCGTCACGCCGCCATATCACGATGCAGCCACGCAGAATCTTGAAGAAGGCCCAGCGTTGCTGATCGACGGCGTTTGGACACAGAACTACATTGTGACGGACCTTAGCGCAGATGAGTCAGCCGCAAAGGTCGGCGCGCAATGGAATGTCATTCGCGCTGAACGTAACAAGCTGCTGGTTGCTTCGGATTGGACGCAACTACCTGACGCGCCTGTAGACGCTGCTGCGTGGGCTACATACCGTCAAGCCTTACGCGACGTAACGACCCAAGCTAACCCGTTTGCTATTGTCTGGCCCGAAAGTCCATCATCATGAAATGCGCTGACTTTGTAGGCACACTGTTTCTTGCGCGCGATGTAGCCCATTCGACGCACCTGAACACGCGCAGCTTTGCCAAGCACTCTGCTTTGAACACTTTCTATGATGAAGTGATTGACTTGGCTGACAAATTTGCTGAAGCGTACCAAGGCAAATATGGCCTAATTGGCCCTATTTCGCTTATGTCAGCTAAGAAGACAAACAATATTGTTGCGTTTCTTGAAGGTCAGGTAGACGAACTGATGGAAATGCGGTATAAAGTCGTTGATAAGGATTGCACCCCCTTGCAAAACATTATCGACGAGATTTTTGGGTTGTATTATTCAACCTTGTACAAATTGAAATTTTTGGCTTAGGATAATACATATGGCTGCTACTTTTGTATCTTTGAGTGCTACCGCACAAGTCAAGGTTGGTCTTGGTAAACTGAAGGGTATTTTTGTATCTTCAGGTACCGTTCCAACTGTCGCTGTTTACGACAGCGCAACGGCGTCTACCGCCGATCCAATTATCTTAAACACTTTCACGTCAGCTACCCCCGGTAACTATGTGTTCACCGGCGACGATGGCGGCGTAGGTTTTAGCAAGGGTTTGTATGTCGTTCTTGGCGGCACAACACCCAAGGCAAGCATTTTTTACGAGTAAACCTTACTCAGAAAACCGTACTGATGCGGCACATCAGGAACTCCATAGGAGTTAAACATGGACGAAACAGTCCCCAACGTAGCGGATGCCTCCGCGCCAGAACTCGAAGCCACGGCAGCAATCGAGCCTGTAGA